ATTAGGATTCCAGAAAAAATTACAAAACAACAAATTAGAACTTGAAAAAGCAAAATAATCTATTAAAATAACACAGTATATGAAAACAAACAAACACGTAGCAATCATTGACCAAATCGGACGTAACATCATCGGTAAACTCGTAGATGAAACGGCAACCACACTGACACTTAACAATCCAGTCATTCTATTCGTTCAACCAGAACAAACAGGACAGATTCAAGTTCAGAGCTTCCCAGTATTCTTCTTTGAGTTTATTAACAAAGAATTTCGTGATCAAAATAATTGGACATTTAATAAGACTAATATCGTAACAAGCGATGTGGTTTTGGATGACAGAATTTTGCTTCAATATGAGAAGATTAATACTCCTCCTGTTGAACAAAATACACCAACATCCTCACCTAAAGTTATTTCGATTGACGATCTATAATATGTCACCAGAACAATTTACATTTTGGTTAAATGGGTTTTTTGAAATCTCTGATACCAATAATTTGAGTGAGAAACAAGTTCAGATCATTCGTGATCATTTGAATTTGGTTTTCAACAAAGTAACACCTGAAAGTAGCAAAACATCGAATTATTCAGAATTATTTGATTCGATAATGAAACCCTCAAATTCAAAACCTGATATATATTGTTAATATGATTGAAAAATTAGATAAAGATATTTTAGCGTCTTTGAACGCTTTGGACGATGTAGTTCCATACTCAGCATATCTGAGTGATTCCACTCTTTCCAGTGTAAATGATTGGATTGATACGGGGAGTATGGTTCTCAATGCTCTGATTTCTGGCTCGTTATATGGTGGTATCCCAAGTGGACGCATCACGCAATTGGCAGGACCATCAGGTGCATTTAAAACGGGACTTGTAATGCAAATTCTGGCAAATGCACAGAAGAAAGGTATGATTCCTGTCATCTTCGATACTGAGGGTGCAATTGATCCCGAATCTGCTGCTAAATTTGGTTTGGATATTACCAAAGTCAAATATGTTGGGTGTGAATCTGTGGAGCAAACCAGAAATGCAATCTACAAATTCCTGAAGAATGTTCGAGAGAGAAAACAATTTGGCAAATTTATTATTGCTATTGATTCTCTTGCGAATTTGAACTCAGAAATTGAATTGTCTCGTATGGACAAGGATTCCATGTCTGCTGATATGGGAACATTTGCAAAATCTGTTAAGAGTTTGTTGAAGACATGCACAAACATGTCGACTCTTACTAAGACTCCTATTCTGATTACTAACCATGTCTATGACGATCCAAGTGCAATGTATCCATCTTTGGAGAAGAATATGCCAGGTGGTAAAGCAGCGGTGTATCTCCCCTCTGTTACAGTGCAACTTGCTAGAAAATTGGTAAAAGATGCTGATAACAAACAAGTAACTGATAAATTGGCTGCATCACAGAAGAATTATTCAGGTGTTGTTATCCGTGCTTTGACAGTTAAAAACCGCTTCATCAAGCAATATCTTGAAGGTGAGTTCTATCTGTCCTTTAGTAAAGGGTTGGACAAGTATTATGGTTTGCTTGACATCATGAAAGGTATGGGAGTAGTCGATAACTCAGGTTCTTCTTATACCGATTGGACAGGAGAGAAACTTGGATACTATTCCAAATGGTCTAAAGATATTACCTTATGGGAAAATAAATTGCTTCCAGAACTTGAGAAACGAATCAAAGAGCATTGGGCTTATGGCTCATCTCCTGATGAGGATAATCTCGTGGCTCTGGAAGAAGGCGGCGACACTAATGCAGATTGAAAAAGGTATTCATCTGTTTCATGGTGATTGCTTGGAAGTTCTAAAAAAGCTTCCAAGCAATTCTGTTGATTTGATTTTGGCTGACCCTCCATATGAGAAAATGAAGTATGCGGTTTCGTGGGATTCAATCATTGATCTGGATCAAATGTGGGGGGAATTGAGACGGGTTAGGAAAGACAAGACTCCTACCGTATTATTTTCACAACAACCATTTACTTCTAAGCTGATACAATCAAATTTGGAAGAATATAAATGTGAATGGATTTGGGATAAACACATTTCACGGGGAATGCAAACAGCCAAGTATAAACCCATGGTGAGACATGAAAATATTTTAGTGTTTGGAAATCCCAATTTAAATTATTATCCGATGATGGTTGAGCGTGATAAACCCATCAAACGAAAATTATATAAAAAGGATAATACGTTTTTTATTGGAAAAAATGATGGGGAATATCGAGAATATACCCATAAAAATCCCGAAACTATTCTGGAAGGATTTTGGGAAAAAAACAAAGGTAAGATTCATCCAACTCAAAAACCCGTAAAATTATTGGAATATCTAATTAACACATATTCCAATGAAGGAGAATTGGTATTGGATTTTTGTTATGGTTCCAACTCATGCGGTATTGCAGCTTCCAATACCAATAGAAAATATATTGGCATTGAAAAGGATGTGAAATTCTATGAAGCTGGTAGAGATCGGTTGATCAACCATTTAAACTCAACCAGTGGTGATAATTCACTGGTTTCTTAAATCCGCGCTCTTTAAACTCGCCAATATTGTTTAGGTGGCTATCTTTTTTGACTTGTTCAGAGAAATATCCCATAACACCTGTCTCTTCTTCCTCGTTCTTTTGTTTGCGAGGTTTTTTTGGTTTTTGTGTTGGGCTTTCTTTTTCTTTGGCGTAAAATGCGTCATCAGAAGCTTTTCTAACATCAGAAAAATTATCGGATGTGTCAATCTCTGCTGAACTAAATCCTGCTGCTTTTCTACCAGCAGAGACTTCTTGTTTTTCCAGAGCATCTGACTGTTTTATCAATTGTTTCCATTTAAGAACAATTTCAATTTCTGGCTCAGTTATAATACCTTTGCTTGCCACACTGTTTAGAAAATTTGGAGTATAAATGTCGAGAATATCTTCAACAGCTTTTCGCTTGTCATCAATCATTTCCTCAGACACTCCCTTTTTCTCATAGGATTTCAGACCAGTTTCATATTCATCCGCAATATATTCGCCCATTTCCGAGGGAAATGTTTTGATAACCGCATCATAAAGTTTCTCCTTGGAGATTGGTTTATTGTTTGATAATCTATCTTCTAAAGTTTTAATGATCTTACTCAATTCCTTAACATTCACGTTGTAATCCTCAACTGATTCTTGATCGTCTCGCAAACTTATTAAAGTTTCAATTAACGAATCCAAAGGTATCAAATCCTCGGAAATTTTTTTATTACCATCATCAATCACAATTCTTTCTTTGTTTCGTAATGCTTGTATTGTTCCTGGAGGTAGTAAAGTTTTGCTCCTTCTATTGATTTTGGTAATAATTGGCCAAACCTCCCCCTTCATGGTTGCAAAATCATTAGCAGACATGGAATATTTTGTTTCGATGCGGGTAGCATATCCCTTCGCCCTGTTTTTAAACTCTAATCTATCTTCGAGTTTCTGTTTATATTCTTCGATATATTCAGGACTCGTTACTTCATTGAAGAATTTTTCAGAAGTCGCGAGGTCGGGTTTTTTATTCGCTAAGTATGAAATGATCCATTTGGAACGCTTATTACTATCATTTGATCCAGTCCCGATGAAATCGAGATAATCTTCCTGCAATTCGGGAGATTTTTCCCATAACTTTGCGATGTATTGATTGACACTTGTATATTGAAAAGTTGTTTTGTAAATTTTCTCGTATAATGCTTCCGTCACATAATCATTCAATAATTTGACATTCGCTGGAACTTTCCACTTTTCAAATAGTTTTTTTCCTATTTCTGGTCGCGTCACATTGATGAAGTTTGCAACCTTTTCATTTTTTTCTGGTCTTGTTGAAGATGTTTTAGCCATTTCAGATAAAACCTGCACCTTTTCTACCAAATAATCGAATCCGTAATTTCTCATAATTATACTTAGTAATCTCTTGTAATTTCTCTCTCAGATTCAGCGGATAATTTTTTCAATTTGCCAGTTCTTCTATTACCGTATTCATTTCTATTCAAATACTGCTTTACCAATTCACGATCCAACATTTTAGATTTTAAATCTTCCAAATTAATTTTTACCATATTATCATTGATCAAAGACACTACAAATGGACGAAGATATGCACCATAATGTTTTTTCTTAGCTTGTTGAATTTCTGGTGTTTTAATATTATCTGGGAGAAGACGATATATAAAATCCCAAATAGCGAATGTCGAAGCTGTAGTGAAACCTAAATCTATGAAAATCTCATAACATTCATTATATACCTGTTTGAGACTCATATTAGAAAGTTGGTGGGGAGATACCTTATATTCCAATAAAATCTCCTCGTATAATTTTTGTAAATCGTCTAACATGTTATTATTTAATAAATTGACTTCCCAATAAGACATGTTAAGATAATTCCATGTCAAATTCTAATATTTGTATCTTCACCGCGACCAAAGGCAATAATTGGCACTTTCCCCTAGCTAAAACAGCTTTGGATTTGGATTTGGATCATTTTATTCGCCCAAAGTTCAACAATCGCCAAGGACTTGCCAAGGTTTATAATGAATTCCTAGACATAGCCATCAAGGAGAAATTTGATTATGTGATGTTCATCCACGATGACGTTCATCTGGAACATGATCCTCGACCAAAGCTGGAGAAACTATTTCAGGAATTCGATATTGTGGGCGTAGCAGGGTGTTCTCAAGCAGAAATCAAGTCTCCTGCACTCTGGCATCTGATGGGGCAAGGACACCTACACGGTGCAGTAGCGCACAAGCACGGTGATAAAAAATATATGACCAGTTTTGGTGCTTATCCACAAAGAGTGGTGATGATTGATGGTGTTTTCATGGCATTCAATCGGAAAGCGATTGAAACTGTGCGGTTTGATGAGGATTGTCCATCAGGTTTCCACTTCTATGATCTCTGTATGCAACAAAAAGCTTTAGAAAAAGGCTTGAAAATTGGAGTAGGTGATGTTATGATTACTCATGAATCTCCAGGGTTGCGAGAATTCACTGAGGATTGGAAAGCTGGTGAGAAATATTATTTGGAGACATATGGACAATAAAGAAGAAATAGTTATTATTAAAGGTAAAGAGTGGCGAATGACGATGATTGATGCTCCCGATTACACTGGGCAACCTGATAAAATTGATTACAGTGGTAAAATTCGTCAAATGCAAGAAGGTGATACTAAAGAATCATTACAAAAAAGTAAAATTATAGATGTCCGAAATTGATTTTGATTATTTTGAAAAGGTTCTGGTAAAGAACGCAATCACGAATGGGGCTTATCTGGCATCCATCGCAGATTACGTCCAACCCAAGTATTTCACAGACAAGAATATTGCGAAATATTTTGAGATTGTTACGGATTTCTATGAGAAACGGCAAGCTCTCCCCACATTTTCCGAAGTAAAGACGTATCTCACTACAGATGAACTCAAAACCAACTTCAAAAAGTTAATTGAGTCATTCAAAGAGATTGATTCCAATCACAATCAGGATGAATTGTATGAGAATACTGAAAGATTCCTCAAGGAAAGAGGTATGTATCACTCTATTTTGGAGTCCGCAGAGGCAATTTCCGAAGGAGAAGCTGATACTGCCGAGATCGTAGAGAAATTTGAGAAGATTGCTGGTATCAATCTCAATGTTGATAAAGGAATTGAGCTTTATGGTGATGTTGAAAAGGTCATTGATGACATTTTGAGTGATGAAACCACCATTTCTTCCAAATGGGCATGGTTAGATGAAGCACTGGGAGGTGGATTCCAAGAAGCTGGCAAGGCATTGTATGTGTTCGCTGGTCAATCCAACATTGGTAAGAGTATTTTCCTTGGTAATGTGGCAGCAAACATGGCATCACAGGGTAAACATGTGCTTGTGGTGACTCTGGAGATGTCGGAAACACTCTATGCTAAGAGAATTGCGTCCAATGTGACAAAGATTCCGATGAAAGAGTTCCGAAATTGTGTTCCAACGCTTCGACATGCCCTTGAACAAGAGCATAAGAACACTGATGGTAGGATTTATATCAAAGAATTCCCCCCATCTACGATTACCCCCAAGCAATTGGGTGCTTTCATCAAGAAAATGAAAGATTCTGGTATCAGAATCGATGCTGTGGTGCTTGATTACCTTACTTTGCTTACGGCTGCTGGTGATAATTCTTATGAGAAGGGTAAAAACATTTGTGAGCAAATCAGAGCATTATCGTATGTGTTCAAGTGTCCCATAGTATCAGCAAGTCAAATTCGGCGTTCGGAATATGGTGGAGAACCCGGATTGGAGTCCGTATCAGAATCGATTTCAATATCGACTACTGCCGATGTGGTGGTTTCCATCTTTCAGAACGAAGAAGATCAAGAAATGGGTGTAATTCGTCTAGGAATGATGAAAAATAGATTTGGAATGCGTGGAACAGTGCAGACTATGAGAATCGATTATCAAACGCTCACAGTATTTCAATCGGATGATGAGGAAGAAATTATGGACAATGATGAATTGGACTTATTGCAAAAATTATCAAATGGTTGATTTTCTTAAAAAATAGAATACAATACAGACCTTATGAAAAATAAAAATAAAAATAATACACAACGTCAAGCTCATCCACGGCGCAAACAGAGTCCGAAACAATCAAAGACGTTTTCGCCGTTGGATGGAGCGTCTTGTTCGGCTTCTTCATTTTTTTCTAGGATGTGGAGATTTATTACAAATGCTGACAAACGAGACACTGAAAAAGAATATCAAGAATCATTCAATCGTGAACAGGATAGAAAAGTTAAAGAGATTATGGATTGGTTTGCCCGTAATTCACTTACAGATACTCATGATGGTTGCAAATGTCGTAATCAAGGTGCAAACACCGACAACCCAAGATAAAATCTCCACTCGCCTATTCTGGATTTTTGTTAGTCGGTTTTGTTCTTTGTTGTCATCGTGTAAAATTGACATTAAGCTACCCAACTTACCAATTGCGGTAATAACGCCGATATGATTTGGGTAATTTGTTACTAAATCATCGATTGTCTTCTGTATCCCATCAAAAGTGAGATTTTCATCAAAATATCCTTTCTTTGTATTATCTGTCATAATGTTTGTTGTTTCTCTTTGTCGTCGGGAGGAGGGGGGTGGGGGATTATTTTGCCGAACGTCTAGCTCATCCACGGCGAACGTAAGACTCTGAATACGAAACAGACGACTTTGAGCCGTTGGATGGAGCGACATGTTGTGTTATTATGATTGACAATTCTTTAAATCCGAGTAATTATGACATGCAACGTATCTTTGCTTGGGTCAACTCAGATTTGGATGGTATTGGTTCTACAGTTCTTTTAGGTAATTTATTTAAGAATTTTGAGTATCGTCATTGTTTTTTTGGTAAGTTTGAAGAACAATATCTACCATGGGCTAAAGAAAATGCAGAAGATTATGATAAAATCTTCGTAGTCGGCATGGTTCTAGATCAAAATCTTATCAAAAAGATTGACGATCATCGTGTGGTGTTCGTTTCAGACCGTCCCGAAGACTTCAAAACATGGGATTCAACCATGATTCAGGAAGAATGTTCATCTTGCACCAAGATGTTGTATAAAAAATTCAAAGAAAAGGTGGAATTTACGAAAGATTTGAAAAAATTCTTCCTATACGTCGATGATTACAATTCATATGATCTAAAACACGAAGAAACCAAG